TTGAACCGATATATCTATTGTGACCGGATAGCATAACATTGTCAAGTGGTCTAATTTTAGACGCTGGATCGCGCCGCCGTCGCCGTCGCCTCGTGTCGTGATAGTAGCGACCCCACCCACCCCCCACCAAGCCTATTTGGCTTACCCCGCCACTGTCTCTATACAGTGAGCGCAGCACCCGCGGAAACTTTAGCTTGACGTAGCTTGACATAGAACCCTTCCCCCAGAGACCCCACCCCTGTCGGGAAAACGACACCCTAAAAATTTTTTATAAAATTTCGTAGGCATTCCAAAAGCTCGCCACTTCAAGTACACTGCTGTTATCGCCTTACTAAAGGTCGCGGAAGAATTCATGCAGTACCCGGTCATCGACACGGACATCCCCTACGCCCCCTATCCTCCTACGTTTGAGGATTTGCAGGTGCGGATCAACGCCGCGTTCAATTCCCTTGCGGAAATCTGTGACGAAGTAGAAGTCTCGGACGCAGACATCGAGGATGCCCGTGCGGTGTTCACCGGACTCAAAGCTCCAACGGAAACACTGCTCTCTTCCCCCGGCACGATCGTGCACCTCAAAGCAATTCTTGATGAGTACGACAAGGTTGTTATACAGTCTGCGGCCCAACTGCGCACCTACGTCACCAACAAGCTGATCATCGACTCAACGAACCCAGACCCACGCATACGGATCAAGTGCTACGAGCTGCTGGGCAAAATCTCCGATGTGGGCCTGTTCACGGACAAGACAGAGATCACCATGCGCCACCGGCCTACGGAAGAGCTGGAGCAACTGCTGCGCGAGCGCTTGATGAAGACATTTGAAGCGGACCAGAACGATATTTTGATCCCCCCTGCCGACATCACGGACGTCTAAGTGAGCGCAGAACTAGAAACTCAACAATTGCTGAGCAACATCGGCACTATGACGCACGAGGAAATGGCGTCTTTGATGACCTTGCTGGATGAGTTGGACAACAGAAAGCGTACGGCGCTAGCCCGCAGCGAGTTTTTGGCCTTTATTGCCGCCGTTGACCCAGCGTACAAGTTTGGGGTGCACCTAAAGCGGCTAGGGGCGTTGCTTATGCAGGTGGAAGAGGGAGTGAAAGACAGGATTGCGGTCTCCATGGCCCCCCGGTTTGGTAAATCGCAGATGATTTCTATTTATTACCCTGCGTGGTACCTTGGAAAGCACCCCGACCACAAGTTGATCGTAGCGTCGCACACAGTGGATCTCGCGGTTGATATGGCCCGCAAAGTGCGGAACTTAATGCAGACCCCTGAATACAAGTCTATTTTCCCTGGCGTGCAGATTGCGGCAGACGCCAAAGCGGCCGGAAAATGGAACACGACTAAGGGCGGCGAGGTATATGCAACGGGTGTGGGCGGCGCACTCGCAGGTCGTGGTGCGCATTTGATCGTGGTCGACGACCCAATCTCGGAGCAGGACATCAAGGCGGGGAATACCACAGGCCTAGACGGCGTGTATGAGTGGTTTCGCGCAGGACTGCGTACTCGTTTAATGCCCGCCGGAAAAATATGTGTCTTGCACTGTCTTGTTGGCGACACACAGGTTACGCTGGCTGCGGGCGGATCAAAGGCTATCCGGGATATACGCCCTGATGATATGGTGGCCAGCTACGACAACGGTGATATTCGCCCCGCCAAAGTTCTTGGGTGGTCAAACCAAGGATTAGATCGCGTTTACGCAGTGGCCTTGAGATCTGGTGTTATAATTCGTGGGAACGAGAGGCATCCTCTGCTCGTACGCCAAAACGGAGTAGACACATGGACGAAAATCAAGGACTTGCAGGTAGGGAAACACCTAGTTTGTGTAACGCGGTCGGATGCGATCGCCCACACTACGCCCGCGGAAAGTGCCAATACCACTACCACAAGGCGCGTAGAGAAGCGCCGGAATTCCTTTCTAGCACTGGCTGGGGTAAGTGGCGCGGCAAGACGTGCAGTGTTGACGGGTGTGGCAAGGCTGCATACGCTAAGGGACTCTGCGTCCAATGCAACGCCAAAGCAAATTACACAGTCAGAAAAGCAGCAGGCACACACTACTGCCCCAAGAAGCGGAGCGACGCACATCTTAAAATGCAGTATGGGATCACTGGATATGACTACGACCGCATGTTTGCTGCGCAGTCGGGGGGATGCGCTATATGCGGGGAGTCTGCACATGCCGGAAACACCCCCTCAGCGTGGAAGGTTCGGCGATTGGCTGTTGACCACTGCCACACAACTGGCAAAGTCCGGGCACTCCTTTGCAACGCATGCAACCTCATCGTTACTGAACGCAATACGCCCGAGCGGCTACGCAAAGCCGTTGAGTACCTTGAGCACCACACTGGATGAGATCGTCGCCATAACTCCTGACGGGGTGGAAGAGGTCTACGACATTCAAGTTGAGGGGACTGAGAACTTTATCGCCAACGGCGTGGTCAGCCATAATACTCGCTGGCACCAGCGGGACCTCATAGGACGCCTGCTTAAAGACGGCGCGCTGAACGAAGACGGTGATCAGTATGAGATGTTTGAGTTCCCAGCCATTTTAGAAGGTGTGAATCCAAAGTCCGACCCCGCCCACGCAGAGTTTAGCCCTGAAGAGCCCGCCACCATTCTAAAATCACTGTGGCCAGCGCAGTGGAGTATTGAATCCCTCCTGCGGACAAAGGCCAGCATGCCCGCGTGGCAGTGGAACGCCCAATATCAGCAGAATCCCACGGCGCAAGAGTCGGCGATTATCAAGAAAGACGACATCCAGTGGTGGCCACACGAAGATCCGCCGTCCGTTGATTTTATTGTGCAGGCGTATGACACTGCGCTAACGACAAAAACGCGCTCGGACTACTCGGTCTGCGTGACATTTGGCGTCTGGACGAACGAAGAGGGTATGGACAACATCATCTGCCTGAACTGTGTGCGTGGCAAGTGGGAGTTCCCCGAGTTAAAGCAGATGGCGCTGCAGCAAGCCCAAGAGTGGGAGCCCGATGCCATCATCGTTGAGGCGAAAGCCAGTGGCCAGCCCCTGATTGACGAGATGCGGCGTTCCGGGCTGTTCGTGCAGGACTATAGCCCCGGCAAAGGACAAGATAAAATTGCTCGGATGAACTCCGTTAGTGATATGTTTACCAACAAGCAGGTTTGGTTCCCCGAAATTAGGTGGGCTACCGAGGTTGTAAATGAGATACTTGCGTTTCCTGCCGGAGAGCACGACGACCAGGTTGACGCCTGCCTTGAGGGGGATACTTTGATTTTGATGGGGGATGGGACACGAGTAGCGATACGCGACGTGCAAATCGGAAACTACGTAGCTACTCCATATGGGCCCAAACGTGTGTTGGAGTCTGGAAAAACGGGTATCAAACAAACGAGATGCGTGCCGGGGACAACGCTTCGCGCTACGGGGAATCACCCCGTCGCTACGGACCGAGGGTGGGTTAGGGCAGACCAGATTACGCCGAACGATGGTATAGTTACCGTATCTACATATGGAGTAAATACATGGCTTTCCCAAAAAATCCCAACAGTCGCGTTGAATCAATTGTGTTCGATGGATACCGGTACAACCGATACCCAGAGTCCCTGCGGAACGCCCGATACTACACGCGGGCAGGGGGGCAATCCCTCCATCGCGCCATATGGGAAAAAGCGCACGGGCCCATCCCCGCAGAGGTTCATATTCACCACAAGGACCATGATGTGGATAACAACACAGTGGAAAACCTTGTCCATCTGTCTCGCCGCGAGCACATGGCGGAACACAGCGCTGAGCGTAGAGAATATGGCCAATCAGCCGAACAGCAAGCGCACTTGGAGCGTATCAGGCCACTGGCCACTGTGTGGCACCAATCCGAAGCAGGGCGTGCTTGGCATCGGGAGCAGGCTAAAACATCGCTTGCAAAAGCTCAAATGGAGCGACACTGCAATCCACAATACCCTCACACTTGCAAAATTTGTGCTTGTAGCTTTACGGCTGCGTCAGCCAAAGCGGAGTTTTGCGGCCCTGCTTGTTGGAGAAAGCACCATAACGCCGTTGCCCGCGCTCGAAACCTTGAGAAGCGAACAGGCTACACATGCGTCCATTGCAGCGCTGGTTTCGTGGCCACAGTCAGCCAGCAAAAATACTGCTCTCTTGCGTGCAAGACCGCAACCAACAACGCCGGTAGGCGTATACAACCTGAGTGTTGAGGATGCTGAGTGCTATTTTGCAAATGACATTCTCGTGCACAATTGCACGCTCGCATTGATTAGAATCCGTAAGGGCGGGCTCATCCGGCTCAACAGTGACGTACCAGATACAGAGCAGATCACCGGCTCCCGCCGCGCTGCTTATTACTAAGGGATACCATGGCAACGAATATCGACCGAGCACTTTTCCAGCAGCCCCAAGGCATTGACGCGTTAGGCGAAGATGAACAGGCCATCGAGATTGAAATCTTGGATCCTGAAGAGGTTAGCATCACGGGCCCCGGCTTTGAGCTAGATGTCCTCAAGGCAGAAGAGGAAGAGCAGTTCGGCATGAACCTTGCCGAGGACATGGACGAAGGCGCTATAGAGTCCATGGCTGGCGACTTGTGCAGCGACATCGAGAACGACAAGAACTCCCGCAAGGAGTGGGAAAAGGCCTACACGGACGGCTTAAAGTTGCTAGGCCTGAAGGTCGAGGAGCGCACAGAGCCATGGAACGGTGCATCGGGCGTGTTCCACCCCATGATTACGGAGGCCGTTGTTCGGTTCCAGTCAGAGTCGATCACCGAGACGTTCCCAGCCCAAGGCCCAGTGCGCACCAAGATCATCGGCAAAGAGACCCCGGAAAAGCAAGCCGCCGCCCGCCGTGTCGAAACGGATATGAACCACGAGCTGACGGACGTGATGCGGGAGTTCCGGCCGGAGCATGAGCGGATGTTGTGGAGCCTGCCTGCTACGGGTAGTGCGTTCAAGAAGGTGTACTTCGATCCGAACTTGGGGCGTCAGGTCTCGATGTTTGTGCCCGCGGAGGACATTATCTTGCCGTACGGCACGACTGACTTGGATACGTGCTACCGCCTGACCCACGTCATGCGCAAAACCAAGAACGAGATCCGCAAACTGCAGCAGGCGGGGTTTTACCGGGACATCGAGCTGGGTGACCCGTCCCGCGAGCAGACCGACATCGAGAAGGCCAAGGACGAGGAAACTGGCTTTAGCGACTTGAACGACGATCGCTACGTCCTCCTGGAGTGCCACGTTGACCTGGACTTGCCGGGCTTTGAGGATGAAGAGGACGGCGAGCCGACGGGCATTGCCCTTCCGTACGTAGTAACCCTCATCAAAGGAACTAACGATGTTTTGTCTATTCGCCGTAATTGGAATGAGTCAGACGATCTACGGCTCAAGCGCCAGCACTTCGTACACTACCAATATATACCCGGCTTCGGTGCGTACGGCTTCGGGCTGTTCCATCTTATCGGGGGCTTCGCCAAGTCAGCTACCAGCATCATGCGCCAGCTCGTCGACGCGGGAACCCTGTCTAACCTGCCGGGCGGCCTCAAATCACGAGGACTTCGGATTAAGGGTGATGACACACCGATTGCTCCCGGAGAGTTCCGCGACGTAGACATTAGCTCAGGCGCACTGCGCGACAACATCCTGCCGCTGCCATATAAAGAGCCGTCGATGGTTCTGTTCCAGCTGCTAGGCGCGATCGTAGACGAAGGCCGTCGTTTTGCCGCAACAGCGGATATGAAAGTTTCGGACATGTCGGCCAATGCCCCGGTGGGCACTACGCTGGCTTTGTTGGAGCGCCAGCTCAAGGTCATGTCGGCGGTACAAGCCCGGATGCACTACGCGTTCAAGCAAGAACTACGACTACTGGCTGGCTTGATCAGGGACTACACGGACGTCTCGTACAAGTACGAGCCAGAAAAAGGCGGACGTCTGGCCAAGGCCGAGGACTACAGCTACGTCGACATCATCCCGGTGAGCGACCCCAACGCGGCCACCATGAGCCAGCGGGTGGTCCAGTACCAGGCGGTCATCCAGATGGCGCAGATGGCCCCGGACATTTACGACTTGCCACAGTTGCACCGCAACATGCTGGAGGTGCTGGGCATCAAGAACGCGGACAAGCTAGTTCCGTTGCCCGACGACCAGAAGCCGATGGACCCTGTGACCGAGAACATGCAGGCCCTGAAGAACGAGCCGATGAAGGCGTTCATGTACCAAGACCACGAGTCGCACATCAAGGTGCACATGTCGGCCATGCAGGACCCCATCATCATGCAGCTGGTTGGACAGAATCCCAAGGCTCCGATGATTCAGGCGGCCCTAACCGCCCATATTGCCGAGCATGTTGGCTTTGCGTACCGCCAGAAAATTGAGCAGCAGCTAGGTATGCCGTTGCCGCCAGAAGGAGAGAAGCTACCACCGCAGATCGAGTTGGCGCTGTCCGGCATGATGGCGCAGGCAGCTCAGCAGGTACTGCAGCAGAGCCAAGCGCAAGCAGCACAGCAGCAAGCACAGCAACAAGCCCAAGACCCGATCCTGCAGATTCAACAGCAAGAGTTGCAGATCAAACAAAATGAGTTGCAGCTCAAACAAAAAGAGCTAGAACTCAAGGAAAAGAAGTTCCAAGTGGACGCAGCGGCCAAAAGCGACGAGTTGCAGCTTAAGGAGCAAGAGCTCAACGCCAAGATGCAGATCGAAGGGCTCAAGGTTGGCTCCAAGATCAAAATCGACGAGGCGCGGCTGAACGCCGACCAAGAACGTGCAGGTGTCCAAATGGGCATCGACATCGCCAAGTCAAAAGCACAGCAGCCGAAAAGGTAAGGGAACCCCATGATCCAAGACTTCGCACGTGTATTGCGCGAACAAATACGCAAAGACATGAACAACTACGCTGATGACGCCGCCAGCGGAGCATGTCGCTCATTTGAAGAGTACCAAAAACTCTGCGGAACCATTCAGGGTCTGGCTATCGCAGAGAGATACCTTGTAGATTTGGCCGATAAGGCCGCACGAAACGACGACTAAGAGTCGCCGCCTTCCCGTTCGCGGGCTGCTCGCCGCACAGTTTGCGGTGTTGTTTGAAAGAGACAGAAGATGAGTGAATTAAACCTTGAACCGGGCATTTTTGCCCTGCCAGAAGCAATCCAGCCTACCGAAGCCCCTGCGGCAACGGACGAGGAAAAAGCTCGCCAGCTCCCCGACCCCACAGGTTGGAAGTTGTTGTGCGCCGTTCCTGATGTGGTTGAGACATTTGAAAACTCCGCGATCGTCAAAGCAGGCCAATTCATGAAGCAAGAAGAGCACGCCACAACCGTGCTGTTTGTTGTGAGGGTCGGGCCTGATGCGTACAAAGACCAGACCAAGTTCCCAGGCGGTCCGTGGTGCAAGGAAGGCGACTTTGTACTTGTACGGACGTATTCCGGTACCCGATTCAAGATCTACGGAAAAGAATTTCGCGTCATCAACGACGACATGATCGAAGCAGTTATCCAAGACCCCCGCGGAATTTCCCGCGCTTAAAGGAGACGTAAATGGCAGGATATAAGTTCCCTGATGAAGATCAGGATGTCAGTAACGACGACAAAGACACTGTTGTAATTTCGCAACAGCCAGACGACGAAATCGAAATCGAAATCGAAATCGTCGACGACACGCCAGAACGCGACAAAGGGCGTCGACCGCTGGACCGCGAGGTGTTGGACCCCACGGATGCTGAAATTGAGAATTACACCAAAGGTGCTCAAGAACGCATTAAGGAGTTAACCCACGCACGTCACGACGAGCGCCGCGCCAAAGAATCCCTACAGCGGGAAAAGCAAGAGTATGAGCGCCTCGCTCAGCACATGCAGCAAGAGAATGCGCGACTTAAACAGTATGTGGACAGCGGCACGCAGCAGTATGGAGAGATGGCCAAAACTGCGGCCACGGCGGAGTTAGATAAAGCTAGGCGGGAGTACAAAGCAGCCTACGAAGCTGGCGACTCTGATGCGCTAGTGGTTGCCCAAGAAGCGCTGACCGAAGCCAAGATGAAGATTGCGGAAACAAAGAATTTTCGTCCTGCCCCTGTACAAAACGAAGATCGTGTGGTACAAACACAACAACCAGCACCTCAACAGGTGCAACCTGACGAAAAGACGCTGCGCTGGCAGGCAAAAAACCAGTGGTTCGGGTCGGATGGGTTTGAAGAAGTAACCAGCTTTGCACTAGGGCTGCACCAAAATCTAGTCAATAACGGGGTCGACCCGCGAAGCAGTGAATATTTCGAGCGCATTGACGCACGCGTGAAGTCTAAGTTCCCTGAAGTTTTTAGTGGACAAGAAGAGCGTAAGTCAGGTGACTCTTCGAAAAGGCCAACCTCGGTTGTTGCCCCCGCAGCTCGGTCTTCGGGCGCAAAGAAAATCCAGCTCACAGCCACGCAAGTCGCGTTGGCTAAAAAGTATGGACTAACCCCGCAGCAGTATGCGGCTGAAGTTGCAAAATTGGAGAGAAACAATGGCTGAAAATCGTACCCCCCGTGACCTTTTGTCACGCGACAAAACTGCTCGTCCTGTATATGTGCCACCTTCGGCGTTACCCGATCCGACTCCAGAGCCGGGTTATGTGTATCGCTGGGTCATGACTCATTTGCTAGGCGAAGCCAACCCGACTAACGTGTCTCGCAAGATGCGCGAAGGCTGGGTACCGGTAAAAGCAGTGGATCATCCAGAACTGATGCTTGCAGGTAGTGACAAAACAGGAAACGTCGAAATCGGTGGCCTCATGCTTTGCAAGATGGCGTCGGAGCTGGCCCAGTCCCGTGATGACTACTACAACGTGCAAGCGCAGAACCAGATGGATTCAGTGGACAACCACTTCATGCGAAATAACGACCCTCGAATGCCTCTGTTTGCTGACCGCAAGTCAACATCCAGTCGCGGACAAGGATTTGGTTCAGGTTCAAAGTAAAAGGAGTGCCAAATGGCATCAGTTGCTTCCCCTTACGGCCTTAAGCCCGTAAACGAATTGGGTGGTCTGCCTTATGCAGGCAGCACTCGTTCGTACAAAATCGACCCCGCTGGTACCGCAGCTAACATTTTCTACGGCTCGCCCGTATTTGTTAACTCTGCTGGTTTTCTGGCTGTGGCCACCGCTACTGGCGCTGATTCGACCACCAATGGTTTCCCAGTTGGCACCGCCAACACGGGTATCGTCGGCGTGTTTGTCGGCTGCCAATACATCAACGCACAAGGTCAAGTGATCTACGCTCAGTACTACCCAACGGGTACGACTGGTGTGGTCAATGCCTACGTCGTCGATGATCCAGATGTTGTGTTCCAAGTCCAGTCCGCTGGTTCGGTCACACAAGCCGCTGTTGGCGCTAACGTGTTCTTCTCGACTGGAGCTGTTGCTACGGGCAACACCGTCACGGGTAACTCTACGGCTTCTGTCGTGGCGGGTGGCTCGGCGGTTACAACCTCGGCCGCTTTCCGCGTCGTTGGTTTCGTAGACATGGAAGCATTCTCAGTTGTAGGCGACGCCCGCACTGACATCCTTGTCAAGATTAACCCCGGCTATCACAGCTACACCAACGCCGTTGGTCTGTAAGGAGCATTTAAATGGCAATTTCACGCGCACAACTGCTCAAAGAACTGCTTCCCGGCCTGAACGCTTTGTTCGGTCTGGAGTACGCTCGCTACGGCGCAGAGCACAAGGAACTGTACGAAACCGAGAAATCGGAGCGTAGCTTTGAAGAAGAAACCAAGCTGTCTGGCTTCGGTGCTGCACCAGTGAAGAACGAGGGCCAAGCCGTTGCTTATGACAACGCGCAAGAAGCCTTCACTGCACGTTACAGCCACGAGACCATCGCACTGGGCTTCTCGATCACTGAAGAAGCAGTCGAAGACAACTTGTACGACAGTTTGTCGGCTCGTTACACCAAAGGTCTGGCTCGCGCCATGGCCTACACCAAGCAAGTTAAAGCCGCAGGCGTTGTCAACAACGGTTTCAGCCAAAACTACCTTGGCGGTGATGGCGTGTCACTGTTTGGCGTTAACGCTTCTGGTACACGCGTGGGTCACCCCCTCGTTACTGGTGGCGTAAACTTCAACAGCCCGACCACTGGTGTCGATCTGAACGAGACGTCGTTGGAAAATGCTGTGATTCAAATCGCCGCATGGACTGATGAGCGAGGTCTGTTGATCGCCGCTAAGCCCCGCAAGATGATCATCCCGCCAGCTCTGCAATTCGTTGCTACTCGTCTGTTGGAAACCAGCCTCCGTGTTGGTACCGCTGACAACGACCTCAACGCACTGAAGAACAACGGCTCGATCCCTGAAGGCTACGTCGTTAACCACTTCTTGACCGACAACAACGCTTGGTTCCTTTGCACCGACGTTCCAAACGGCATGAAGCACTTCGAGCGTACTCCGTTGAGTAACTCTATGGATGGTGACTTTGATACCGGGAATGTAAGATATAAGAGTCGTGAGCGATATTCCTTTGGATATTCTGATCCATTGGGTATGTGGGGCTCATCGGGCTCGTCTTAA